CGCGACACGACGTTGCCGTACTCCTGGAACGTCAACTCCACCATTTGCTTTTGGGTGTAGCCCTCCCGTCGCCACCGCTCCAGGACGTTCTTAGGGGGAACCAAACTTGGGGGAGCCATAGTGTTACTCCTGTTCGCATCTGCCCTCGGTGGGCTGGTCATGTCCAGGCTAACACCTATCTACGGTGCATTGTCACATTGCCACCCAAGTGTGACCGGTCAAACATAGTAGGCAAACAGTCCAGAAAAAGGGGACTATGGAGGGGTTCCAAAAACAGCGAAAATCCCACTCCCTACATTGGAAGTGGGACTACGCCAGTGAACAAGTGTCCGGAGGGGGATTTGAACCCTACAGTCATAATGACCCGGACGGTACAGTTGCCATTATCACGAGTGGACGCTACCTTCTGCGTAGTCCACTCAACAGTATAGGAGTTGCTATGACAACTAGAGTAACAATCGACCGGGCACAATCCGAATACGAGAAGCACCTACGGGCCAGGGGCCTCGCCCCTCGCAGCGTCAAGTCGCAGATGCAAACCCTCAACCACTGCCGCGCCGTGTGGGGCGACACCCAGCTCGTGTCCAAAGTGCGACCCGAACATCTAGACCAGTTGTTTATTTACGGGGACTGGTCCCCGAACACCCGCAACCTGCACCTATCCAACCTGCGAGGGTTCTTCACCTGGGCACGCCGCAACGGGTACGTCCCCAAAGACTACGACCCGACCGAAGGTTGGCGGAACGTGCGAGCGGAACGGAAAGAGAAAACATGGCTGCCAATAGAACAGTTCGCTGACCTGCTCAACGCCTGCGACAACGGGCGTGACCGCGCCATCATCGCTATCGGCCTGTTCACGTTCATGCGTGGCAGTGAAGTGTCCACCCTGCGGGTGCGGGACGTGGACTTCCAGCGGCACACCGTCGAAATGTATCGACACAAAACCAAGCAGCAAGACGTACTGCCGCTCAGTAGCGAACTGCACCGGGAACTGTTGACGTGGCTGAACGAGTACGAGCTGCGCGTCAACCGCCCCCTCAACCCCGACTGGTATCTCGTGCCCGCGCAAGGGCCACTACCGATGACGTTTGACTTCACCAAACGCAAACTGCAACCCACCGGGGAGCCGAGCGTGCTACGCCCCGACACACCGATGGGGAAACCGTACGAAGTGGTGAAGCGGGCGATGCGTCGCGTCGGCATGGACCCACACGGCAGTGGCCTTCACACCCTGCGCCGCAGCGGTGCCCGTGCCCTGTTCGACAGGCTCCGCCACGAGGGATACGACGGGGCACTGATGCGGGTGTCGTCCATGCTGGGGCACGCCGACACGAAAACCACCGAGATATACCTGGGCCTGTCTATCGAACGGCAACAACGCAACGAGCTGATCGCCGGGAAACCCATGTTCCCTGACCTCGCCGCACCCGCTACCGTAGTGTCCTTGAAGGAGGCTTCCGGTGGCTGAGATAACCAGCAGAATGTGCGACTCGTGCGGGTCCACCGACACGGTGGACACCCTCATGGTGGTGTACCACTACGGCACCGACCGCCCGTGGGAGGTTGATATGTGCCAGAAGTGCTACGACACCCGCTTCGCGGACCTGTTGAAGAAGTCCCGCACATCCATGAGGGCGAACACTCGCCCCCAATATCGGCTAGTGAAGACTGAAATCGGACCCGAGAACCTGTAAAAACCCCCCAATTTACCCCCCTGTTTTTCGGGGTTTTGAGGCCATAGACACGACGAAAGCCCCCTCCCTAGGTAATCACACCAGGGGAGGGGGTTTCTCGTCTGAGAATGGCTCACAGGGCCTAATATCGGCACTGTACCGTTGGGTTACTATCGGGTCTTGATCCTGCCGGACGGGGTGATCCGGAGCCGCTTCATCTCATCCCGAACAGCCTTCACGTCAGGGGACTTGATCACCAAGTGCATCGGGTCATAGAACCGCTTGTAGTCACCACCCCACTCCAGCAGGCGGTACTTACGCAGCAACCGCCGCATCCGGCGAGCCTTGATTGGGTGGCGCACCCACCACGTATTCGACTTCGACTGGCTGCCTTCCTTCGTGGCATTCAAGTCAATCGCCACACCACCACAATGATCACTCACCCGGGTAGACGCCCGCCCGGTACGCACTGGTGCCCACGCCCAATCATCAAACGTGCCCTTATCAATAGGGGCAATCCGCTTGTGGTACTCCGAAGCGAACGCCACCAGATACGGACCCACATCCTTACGAAGCCGCATCTTCCGCTTCGTGCCAGGGATCGTAAACAATCGCAGCATGGGACTGTTCCCGTCCTTAATCACGGGCCAACCCTTGATGGTTGTCTTACTCACTACGCCGCCCAAACCTCGGGTTCTCACCGTTCAAGTAGTCGATCAACACCACCACCGCCGGAGGCACAGCCACCACCAAGATCGGAGGCAAACCAAACCCGGCGATGTTGTCCACCACATACGTCAACGCGGTAGCAGCGAACACCTTCACCGCCACCCCCAGCGGGTGATCGTTAATAAACGACATAAAGTCCTTCAACGAATTACTCACAGCAATCCCTCCACGTCATGTTCCAACTGCTCAACGTCGTCCTCCAACTGGACAACCGCAGACTTCACAAGCTCCACATCCAGCACCAGCCGATCAACCTTGACGTGCAAATCAGCCAGCGACTTCCCACCGTTCGCGGTCGGTTGAATCTGATACGTCGCCACCTTGATCTTCGTGTTAATCCACCAACCCAAAGCACCCAACAAGATGCCCATGATCGACAACACGCCAAGAACCAAACCAACAACCTCGCTCGGGGACATGACTCACACCAACCGCAACAGCACTTGACCGATACCGCCCACACCCGAAGCACGATTCGTAGGCGGGGAAGTACGCACGAACGACACACGCTCCACATACGCGGTAGCAGCCTCACCCGTCGTGTAATCACGCCACTGCACAACCGCCGTGGACTGCTCCAAATCCTGCAACTTCTGCAACGTGTCCCACGCGAACCCACGCTTACCGACACGCAACCCTTTACGGTCCGTGATGAAATCAAACAACATGATCGGAACCTGCAACAGCCGCGTCCGCTCCGGAGCGGGAACCGCACGCACCTGATAACCAATAAACACCGGACTAGAAGTATTGGAATCCGCACTCGTCAACGAAAACGCCACATACAAGTTCGACTGCGGGGCAGGGGCAGCAGCCGTCAACTTCCCCGACGTATCCGTACGATCACCGTCAGCAGTAATCACCGTCGTCCACGTTGACGGAGAACCCGTCTCCGACGTATCCGCATACCCCGTCACCGTGCCCGTCTCACCAGACTTCGTGAGCAAACGCAGATCACGCCAACCCTTATTCTCCACCGTCCCAAGTCGGATACGGCCCGACTCCAGCCACCCCTCCGACACGAACGTGTCCTGCTGCTTAAACACACCCTGCGTGTCAACAGCGAAATACAAGTAGCCACCGGCACTGGTCACCTGAACGGCGTCACCAGTCGTACCAGCTGGGGCAACAAGATCAGCAGCATGAGCGAAATCAAGAGAGGACTGGTTCAACACTTGACCAAGATCAATGCGATACAAGCCCGCCCGGTACGCCCGGTCACCAGCATTACCCTGATCCCGCACCGTCACATACACGTAGTTCTCAATCGCCACAGCGTCATCCACCGCACCCGCATCCACCACCAGCGGACCCAACGTCAACGACCCATCAGAGTTAATCAACGCGACACGGGCACCAAGCGTCGTGCCCACAATCAAGAAACTACCCACATACGAGTACGTCGAAAGGACCGTCTCACCGCGAGGCATATCCGCCACAACCACCGGCACATCCAACGTCACCGCCGACGTAGTAGCCGACACACCAATACGTTCAATCGTGGACGTGTCACCCACATAGCCCGACACGTAGATCGCAGCCGGACCCTCCGCAATATCCGTCCACGTCCACCCCGACGGGCGAGCAGTACCCGGGTCCAAGGGAGAAGGCAACGTCGGGCCAGAACCCGTCAGCTCATACACCGCAGCACCCACCGTCGCCATCAAACGCGACTTCACCCAGCGAATAACCGGATTCGCACCCGTATTCCAAATCAGCGAACCCGAACCCGTCGGCAACGCACCCTTATAAATACCCGTCGTATCAGCGACGTAATAGTTCTCACCATCCGTCGTCATCGACTTAATCGACCCGGACCCGCCCCACGTCACCGTGGTCACCGTGCCGTCCAAAGCGATGTACTTCAACACCGCACCATCAGCATGCAACACACCCGTGTCCACACCCAGCAACAACTGACCCGAACCAGCAGACGACAACACCGACGCCGTGTCATTCAGCAACGACAACTGGCCCGGAGTCCACGGGTTAACCCCGCCACCCTCCTTATACCGGAACTGCGCCTCATCGTTATTCACTTCCAGCGGCTCCGCCGACGTCAACCCCGAGCCGTAATGCCAGCTGGACTGCGAACGAATCCAATAACCCGAATCAAGCGACTGCTCACCAGGGTTACGTTCCGTATCAATACGCTGCCGACGGAACTCCGCCGTCTCCCGACGGAACGGATACTGGTCACTCATCGCAAACAGGAACGTCAAATCCCCAATGGCGCAATCCCAATTCGTTGACTCCGGTGCATCCACCTGACCCACACCGGACACGGTGGAGCCGTACGAAAGGTCGTCAACGACCTGGGTGGTTACGTCGAAATCGACCACAGTTGCTCCAATCGGGAAAAAGAAAACCCCCGCAGCTCACACCAGCGGGGGGCAATAACGTCGTACAGTTATTCGATTATTGGACTTACCGGGTAGTCACCTACCCAACGACAGCGGCAACCTCGTCAGCCGTCAAACCCAAGGCCGCTAGTTTCGCCAACGCTGATGCCTTAGCCGCCTCACGCTCAGCCTTCGCCTGCTCTTCAGCCACCCGCTGCGCCTCAGCAGCAGCGATATCAGCCTCACGTTGCGCTACTTCTTCAGCGGTGGCGAGGCGTTCCTCTGTCCTACCGTCGGGGTAGGTGGTCGTAATGGTCCACGGTTCTAGTGCCATTGTT